CTACAATATACCTAATTGCATAATAATATTAATCAGTGAGTAATTATGGCTAAAAAGAAGAATACAAAGCGTACGCTTATTGGTCTGGTGAGCACCCTGACCGGTCACCGTATCTATACAACCGTTAATAAGCAAAACATGCAGCTCAAGCAGCAAAGCGGCGGCTCTGTTAAGTTCCGCAAACGCGCTTACGACCCAATTGCTCGTACTCACACCTGGTTCGAAGAAACCAAGAAAAACCTTGGTCGTAACGAAATCAAGCCACGTAAGAGCTAAACATGGTATCAAAAAAGCCTCCCACACGAGAGGATTTTTTGATACCTTCGAATAATGATATAATATATATTGTACTGTCGTTTCTGTCGTAAGGGGTTGTAATGCTCAAACTATTCCGCAACTGGAACCTGAAGCGCCCACGGGAGCTTGTTATTCGAGAGGCCTTTCCGAAAGAGCTTGAAGAAGCACTTAAGAAATGGGCCTCTGGGCAAGGTAGAGACCTCGAAGAGCTGATTAAGGTCGGAGATGCAGATCTCAAATGGTATATCTGCAAGTGGCGACACAATACCAGGTGGGTTGATCTCGTGAGTGATGACCCTGCTTTTTATGAGCCGCTACATCTGATCGTTCATGATAGTCAGGGGTGGACCATGTATGATCTGCCGCCTACACAGAAGAAGTGATGGCTAGGGTCTGTATGTTTTATCGTACAGACCCATTTAATTTAAGTGTGATCGCAATGTTACCTCTTGAAATTTATCCGTTTATCGCGTAAAATGGTATTTGTACTTTAAGAAATATGTGCCGCCTTAGCTCAGTTGGTTAGAGCAGCTGTTTTGTAAACAAATAGTAGAAAAAAGAATTTATATAAATGAGCAGATTGGCTCATTTTTTCGGTCAGAGTTGTCAATGTTCGTCTTTTGTATGTCTTCATACTAGCAAATTATGTTGCCTATGTCAATACGAGTGACGTCGATTTGCTGTTTTTTATTTTATTAATCTGGTGACGAGTTAGTACGATTTCCGTTTTATCTCGAGGGTTTACGCCGTTCACCTCGTCGTAACGACTATGCAAATATTCGTTGGTGAAGTGGAGATAAATAAGAGTTGTACGTATGTTTGCGTGACCTAACATTTTTTGCACCTCTTCGATTGTCGACCCCTTCATGAGCATACTAGTGGCAAAGGTGTGTCTCAGGGTATGAGCTGACACCCTCTTATTGATGCCCGCCAACTCCGACACCTCAGATATTATACGAGTAATATACTGACGACTTATTGCGCTGCCACTTCTATTCGGGAAAGCATAAATCGAATCATACCCAAGAGTGGAATGATACTGCTTTAAAGTACTATCAGTTTCGTGGTCGATGAATGTTACACGGTTTTTTCGGCCTTTGCCAAGCCTAACAACTACCGAACGCATATAGATATCATCCTTGCGTAAGTTTACAAGTTCACTTACACGCAGGCCGCTGTTAGCAAAAAACATGATAACTACATATTCTCTCATATTGCGACACGCCTTGAGCATTCGTTTCAGCTCATCGGGAGTGAGAAAGTTTGCTTCTTCTGTTGTGTCGGGTGGCACTTCAAGCTTGGACGGATGTAAATCTAGGTAATCTTTAGAGAACAGGTATGAAACGAAGCTGCGAATTGGAATAAGACGATTTCTGTATGTCTTTGGCGCAAGATTTTCTTTCAAGAGACTTTCTGCGTAGCGATCAACCAGAGATACGGACAGCTCGTTTACGTCGCAATCTCCCGCGAAGTCGACAAAGAATCCAATCACGCTGCGATAGGTATTGATCGTAGATTCAGTTCTATGCTTTCGATGGTAAATGTATGCAAGCCATTGTTCGACAAGCACACTAATAGGTAGTCCTTCGACCACACGTCGCCTCTCTCTACCCTCCGATTATTTATTCAATTTGTACATGCTCTTGCGACACAGATGATTGAATAGTCCGCCGACACTCGATTTTGAACGAGCGACCGCGTCTTCGTAGTTTTGCCATATAATATTCTCCGGCAAAGCACCCGCAACTTGACAATAGAACCTCCAGGATTCGGGCGAGCCGAGCTTCTCGACAAGCTTCATTGCTATGGATTCTACTTTTTCTTCTTTTCTAAACTTCTCAATGTCATTGTTATTGCCATTGATACTTTTCTTTGAAAAGTTCCCATTGTCATTGATGTAGCGTGACATCTGTTATACCTCCTATTTTTTGCGCATCTTTAATAAACCTGATTTTGTTGCCAGATTTCTAAATACCTAAAAGGCTACGCAGACATGCCGATCGTGCATTCTGCTAGCTATCGTTAAGATACAAAAAGCCCTCTTATCTTTTGATTAGAGGGGCTCGATTATCCCCCTGCGGGGGTACTAGTTCCAAATTTAGTATCTTCATGATAGCACAAATACCTGGAATCGACAAGCCCCCTCAAACAGGGGGCGGATACTAAAGACCGTATGAGACAACGCCATGTGAATAAATCGTTTAGGATTATGGGCGCAAGATAAGACAAATGGCCATAGGACATAGAACGGTAGAGTGCGCGGAAAGTTATGTATGTAAAGCTATCACGGAACATAAGGGAATCTCGACATTTTATTAATCCCAGTACACCATACGCCCGCTATTGACCGCAGTATATATTAAACATTCATTATTTGCAATAGTTTCGTTTTTATTTTATAAATACATATAACGTGTGTATGATACGGTGTAAAATGCTACTCTCTATGGTATACTGCTACTGTCGAGTACTAACAATGAAAAGCCTATAGGGTGATTTGCGTCTAAAAAGGGGCAACTCACTCGAAAGCGATAGGACGCAAGTTTTGTTGTTGGTACTCGACATACCTAGAGTGGGTTGTCCTTTTTTATTTGGTTAATATTATTTTATGAGGGTGAATGATGGAACAGACAAAACTAGTAGAATTCCGAATTGACGACAACCTGATTGTCGTTGAGCTAAAGTATAAATTTGAAGAGGAGCAGCTATACTTCTTCGATGAGAAGCAAGATAGCTGGGTGCCTATCAATGTGAGCGATATGATCGCCCCTGATCTTATGACAGTAAAAGACCCAGCTGTTCTGCTAAAATAAGCTTTATGGATAAAAACTGGCGAGCATTTCGTGTTGTGACCGTTCTGCTACTGAGCGGCATACTAATTACCCTCATTCTTATTTTAAATAAGCTATAATTAAGCATAATGAATGATAAAAACGGAAAGCCGATTACACCCGGCGCTACTTTGAAACGTGCTGTGGAGGGTCGTGGTGCGCCTGTTGGCTATGAGTATACAGCACGTCTATACGACTTCCACGACGATGGTAGCGAGGTGCTTGTTGCCGATGGTGGGTTTATTAAAGAAGCACTCGACACTGAACGTGCGAAGGAGTTTGAGGTTATAGAATGACCACAAAAGAAGCACTCGATTATCTGAGGGTTTTTCTTATGATGTCAGACTTCTATAATGAATATCCCAGCAAACGATTTGTGCTGAAAGACTTCGACCGTACTGATATTGATGATGAGCGTAAGCTAGAACTGATTGTGGGCGATAGCGCTGTACAGAAGCTGCTATATGGTGACGTGTTAAGCTCTATTGATATGTATGCTGACCCGGTCAAGTATTTTTATGAACATATGCCGTTTAGCAGTAAATAACAGTAGACCCTTCGCCTCTCATGAATAACGACTTGTAAAGTGCTGTATAATTACACTATGTCAAAAGCGCCAACAACACGAACTGTTTATGTAAAAAGATTTAATGTCTGGACAAAGTTGAAACGGCAAGTCCATAACTATGATGGGCCAACGGCACACTGTAAACCACGTGAAGTATGGTGGGTGAGCCTCGGACATAATGTTGGATATGAGATGGACGGCAAGAACGAAAACTTCGAGAGACCCGTACTAGTTCTTAGGGTGTTTAACACCAAGCTCTTTCTAGGAGTTCCTCTTACGTCCCAACCACACGAAGGAGATTATTTCTATAGTCTTGAGTATAACGGAATACCCAGCATCGCAATACTTAGTCAAGTGCGTGCATTCAGCCAGAAAAGACTATTAAATAAAATGGGCGTAGTTCCTATTGATATGTTTAACGGGCTAAAAAAACAATACATCGAAAAGGTCTTACAAATGTAACAAATACGCCCCCAGCGTTAGCTGGGGGCAGTCCCGAAGGAATTTGTACTTTAACTATAACAGCAACTAGAACATAATTCAATAGTTTTTGTCAAAAATCTGTATACATTTTTTATGCAATTGTGGACAACCTTTAGCGATAGGTGTACTGTACTAGCATGGACGGGAGAAAGGAGCGCAAATGAAGCGACCTTGCGACAGCTGTAGCATCGAATATGAGATGCATGCAGGCGACAACGTATGTCCTATGTGCGGCGAACGTACTTTTGTACCCGCAATAGAGACATAGCCCATGTTTATAGTCCGGGTTTTCCCGGACTATAAGTTTTACTAAGCGCCTGCTGGGATATGCGTCGGCATATTATTTTCCAGCCTTATATTCAGGCGTGGCAGCATAGCCAAGCAGCCAGCCGAGCTTTGGCCATTTACTTTCCAGCCAGCGTACGATTGCATAGTATGCAGTCGCAGCAAGAACAGACAATGTTTCGATTAGGAATGATTCCAGCCCGCCATAAGCTTCCGCTGGCAGTTGAATACCCTTAGATACGAGCCATGCGCTGAGCGTACCAACCAGAATCGGTACGAAGGTTCGGATAAGCGAAATTAGTTTGTTTTTCATATTTATTATCTCCATTTAAATACTTTGTCTAAAAAGTCGGTGATCGCTTTTACGACTTGCTCGAGTACACCCAGGCGTTTATCAAGATTGTCGTAAGGATTTTCAACAGGCTTGTCGTTGAGGTAAACAACCTCGATCGCTTCGGTTTGTCCCTCGAGCACCAACAGTTTAATGCCTGCAATCTGCGTAGCATGGCTGATGCGGACTTTGGTATTGATCGGCAGTCGCCTAGTTTGCGTACCGTCGGTAAGTTTTAGTGCAGGCGTTTCTGAGCGCGTCCACATATCAAGGTCGGTAATATCCTGCAGGTTTTTTAGCCATTCAGGCTTCTCCTGCGTAGGTGGTTGCGCTGGTACGCCCAGTTCGGTGGCTTTGAGGCCGCTTGCTTGGCCGCTTTTAACCGCAGTCGAACTCATGTAGTATTTTGTACCTTTCACTGTTGTTTCGTAGACGACGTCGATACTGGTGCCTTTTGGTATCACATCACCCTTTGCAGCGCCTGTGGTGAGGTCGTAGGCACGGATACCTGCGGCAGGCAGCACTACCAACTTGACGTCGGTAATATCTTTCTTGTTTCGCACCCATTCGTTCTTGGCGTATTCGGCTGCCTTGCGAGCCTCCAGCGTCTTACGCTCGGCGGAACGCATGAGATCGGCACGAACTTCGGCAATGCTCATACCGTTTGTTGTGTAAGTTTTGAGGCCACCGGCGTCGACCGGCCGTTCGAGAATGTCGAGGTATGCCTGCTTTACTTCGGCAGCAGTAGCAGTCTTTTTGGTGGCGGTGCCGTTATGGAAGCTATCGGCGATGTGGCGGATACGGGCTTTGTCTATTGGCGAGCAGCTAGTGGAACTCCACTCTTTGTGGACGTAGATTGCCAGGCGTTTGTTGTATGCTTTTTCCATGGTGTAATGGAACTCACCCATGGTTTGGTAGTCTCCATCACTCAGGCGAGGGTTACACTCATATCCTACCGTTGTGGCGTTGCCACGAGCGTTTCCGGCGTGCCATGCAATATTGATAGCGTCGACAATCCATGCAAGCTGCCCAGCTTCACCAACGACATGCGCAGACGTGTTGCCATTTGCCCGACACAGCCAAGAAATGATATTGAGGAACAGGGGGTTGAATGATGGTTCGCCCCACCAGTGGTATGTGATGCCGTCGATAGAACGGGCAATGCCAAAGACTGCCGCTGATTGGGAGTAGTGGGTATAGTTGGGGGAGTTGTATTGGGTGTGTTCTTTGTATGCCATCTATTCAATCTCCTTACGACAATCTATAAATGCTTTTGGGTAGTAGTGGCACGGGCGAACATAGAGGCGGTCGATCACCGGCCAGTAGTAAATGATCACAGCGAGCGCGACAGTAACAAGCATGCTGACAATTAAAGCCATGGCAGATAGCACATATTTCATCCTTGCGCCTCCAATGAGGTATTGAGTTTGGTCATGTTGATGTTTGTGGCATTCAGAGCATCCTGTAGCTGCCGCATTTCTTTCAGCATTTCTGCGTCTTGGTTATTGAGTTCGATGATGTCTTGCTGACTCTGCAGGGTGTCTGCTTGAACGTTGGCCGCCCAGAATATAATCGGTACTAGAAGCACTAAAATACCAATACTAATAGTGGTTTTATTGGTGATGGTATCTTTCGTACGATCGGTCATGATATCATGCAGGCCCAACCGCAATCCAGTTCAGGTCGTCAGCCGCCCTTGCGTTATCAGTTTTTACAAGAGACACAGAAAAGCCAGTGGCTGATACTCCTGCTGCAGATATTCGCGGAAATGAGCTTGTTGCTACAAGTTTGGTACCAAACACTACTACTGGTGGCTGACTAAATGCGATAGGGAAAGTCACCGGAAGGTCAGCACTAGTGCTCGTTCTAATTACTCCAACTTGCATTATTACATTCACCGCAGAAGTGTCGTATGCCGTAGTCCCATTGGCGCTCCAGTCTGTAGCGCTACCACCCTGGCGTCTGGCTACCTTACCATGTAAAAGCTTTGAGTCTGGTATCGAAGCGCTGTTCTGGCCCGTACCTGCTGCCAGCGCCTCGATGTTTTCAACCATATCGTTCAATTCCTCGGCGGTGAGGATTGCAAATGGGCTAAAGCTCATGGAAGGGTTGGGTAATGCCATATCTACTATTTATTGTAGAGAGGCTGAAACGCATTAAAAAAGCCGCTGGTTTTGCGGCTTTTCGTTGATTGGTCTATAGGCTAAAAATTGCCAGCTCTATTCCATATAGCATTCGCTTGAGCCCATGTGCCGTGGTACTCCTTAACCCAGCTTTGTGCAGATTTAAGGCACAGTACGATGTCTTTATTCGCTATCCAGCATTTTGCTGCGTTTTGCCACACTTTATCTCCAATAAGCTTCCAGCCCTCGTCGTTAAGTAGCATATCGGTAACGTATCCATAGTCACTTTCCGCGATTCCAGCTGCAGCCATCTCGTTTGACCATTTATAGGCAATTGGAGCAGGCGTTACAGGCTCTTCAACAGTCTGAATGGGCTGTGGTGTTGGCTGCTGATCTACTGGTTGCGTAACAGATTCTTCGGGCTTTACTTCCTCGCCCGCTGGCTTCTTTATCTCTGGAACAATTTCAGTCACAGGGGACTGAACATGATCGGTATTTTCGTGTTTTGGTTGATTTTGCATTGCCATCACTCCGGCACCGCCTACAACTACTACAGCTGCTGATGCGGCAATAACTATGTTGATTTTCTTACTTCCAATTTTCTTGAACTTCATAACGTTCTCCTGTGCTAATTCTATCACAAATACATTAAAGTGTCAATATTCTAAGCATCTTCTAACCTCATTATTACACATTTTCAAATGGAGACAAGAATGAAGATATTTCAAAGGTGAATGTCTCCGCTCCTGATGCGGTTGTGAGATTTTCCCCGTATGGATTAGTAATGGCTGCAGTAATTGTGATGGTGTTTGGGTCTGTTCTTCTTGAATATGCAACTATGTTGTATGGCACGCTGATCGGACCCGCTATCTGACCATTTCTATACACGACCATGACCGACCCGGCATAGAATACACTGCCTTCCTTTGTCGATGCGATTTCTACGCTCGATGGGGCATTCTTCGTACCTATAGTTATAGTACTAGACTGGGTGTACAACTGACCAGACGTAAGCACAAGTCCCGACGGAATAGTAACAGTACCTTGAATCGGCCCAGCATCATTTTTGAGCGTTGCAAAGTCGCTTATCGCAATAAAGGGTTCAGCATCATTCATCAAGGTACATCCTGTAATGAATCGCGCCTGACGACAAAATAAAACTCACCGAATCAACACCTACTGAAGCCCGCGGGTCGCTGGAAATAATCGATGAATTATTTTGCTTCGTGATAATCGTGCCCACCTCGCGCCATAAGGAAACTTGAGGCTTGGCTCCTATATTATGTATGATCGTCGTGTTTGAGGTTACGCGTCCTGCTGCAAATAGCTTAGTGTAGTTATAGTCGGTATTGAGGATAAACCGATCGGCAGTGGAAGCCGTAAACGGTGTCACTCCACTCGCATTCGATGGAGCAAAGCCAAAAGCTCTGTAGTGAACGGTAACAGCCGAGCCTGTTACGTTAAACGCCCCTAATCGAATGTTGGTTGCATCTGCATCAAAGCTCACCTCTGTATTAAAAATGAAGCCAGGGGCAGAAGACACAGGCCCGCTGCCTGGGTCATACGATATTAACTCGAAACTAGCGTCTGTTGACCACGAGCCGTCCAGGAGAGGTATAAAGGGCAACTCGTGCGCCACGGTGTGCGTCGTAAGACTCATCGCCGCAGCTGTAAATGACCCCGTTTTCATATAAATGATTTTATCTAACGGATTGTCTGTCGTGAGTTGCATTAATTTAGCGGCGGTTGGATTCATTCTAACCTCCAAGAAGAGTAATTACGTCTTGACCGGGTTTACTCATCCAGAATCCTACCCGCAGGGCATAGCTACCTAGCTTAATGCGACGATTTGTTCCGTCATCAAATAGCAAGCCGGTCTTATCAAGGACAAGTAGATTCCTTCCTAAAGCCGGGTCGTATATTCGCATTAATCCTTGTCCCTCATCAATTTGAATTTGACCACTTAGAGTAGAGATTAGATTATTTCCGGGTTGTGTGATTTTTTTAATGATAGCCATAATTTCTCCTAGGGCGCGAGTACGTCCGTTCCGCCGAGCACTGACTGATCGAGAGTAAACCAATGGCGCGGAGTATATTTTCGACACTTGAGAATTTGCGTGAATTTCGCGTCTTGAATCTTATTGATGATAGAAATAATTCGATACTCGCCAGTTGATTCTTCGTAGTCCACTTCAACTATGTCCGACAGCTGAATTGCAGGATTTCCTTTAACTTCGATGGTTATAATGTCGGCGTATTCCGAGTATTCATCGAGAATAGTGTCGGCCAATGAGTCGGCTTGGCTGGTAGACTGAATGAAGTTATTGTTGATTGTGAGTATTTTTTCTTCATATTTTTCTACGGAGGTATCGTCGTAGGCTTCGTACACGGTCGGTTCTTTGCTGATCTGGCGAGCTGGGCGACCCCATAATGAGAGTTGGTTTATATTGACCGAGAAACTATTTGAATTGCTGAAAACTATGTCAAATGTGTTTGTTTTTAACTCCGTAGATACGACAGAAACGCCACCAACTACCGTTCCATTCGGTAAAGCAGCTGTAAACCACGAAACTCCCGCGTTCTCTCCAGGTGCCGGGTCTTCGATCGTTAGACAAGGGTCTGAAAGCTGGGCAGGAAGTGTGTAAGTTCCACCGGCGGGAATAACATGAAGTGTATTATCTGAGGATGTTTTTGAATGAACGATTTGGTACTCCTGAACCTCACGAACGTCAGTATTTACAATAATATGATTAATAATCTCGTCGTCTTCACTTGTTTCGAGACTAATTATGTTATCGTGATCGAAAAAGTATACAGGTTCGTCGGGCTGTTCAAGGCGAGGTCGAAAACGGATAATGCCTTGCTCGTCCAGCCATAGCATACCCATTTCTGCTTGCATAAGTGGTCGGATAATATCACCGGCAGTCTGCTGTTCGCGCTCAAAGAACAAAAATGGTATAACGTTTCTAGCTCTCGCTAAGTCGTATTGTTCCGGCGCTAACCCAAATTGCTCAAAAATATTAGCTAGCACTTCGTCTGTGCGAGCATTTTGCATAGCAATGGTGTCACGAATGGGCATGTCGTATATCCATGTCAAGAAATCCATTGCCGTAAACGTTGCTTTGCCTTCTGTACGGTTGATCTGAGGCATACCCTCCGTTAACCCAACGAACTGAGGAAGAACAGTACTGGCAAACCCTTGCAGAAGTCGCACCGGACGTTTCGGCAATATAAAGCTGGAGATTGGTGAGGTGGAGTTGGGCGTGAAGTATTTATCGTAATTATTTAACTGGAAATCGGCAATTGCCGATACCACAGAATATGGAAATTCGAGACTACGTTCGATCGACATGTAGATCAACCTCTCGGTGAAGTCGGTATATTCGTAGAAGTCCCAGGCCTGTATTGGATTGTCGCCTGACGGTGCCAATAGGTCAATGCCGTTCAACACGGATTGGTCGAGAGTAAAGAACGTAACGTCATCATCAAACTCTTTTGTAAAGGAAATCTGTGCACCCCAAGACAGTGGCCGGATGTCGCCGTCAGCTAGCTGGTTGAATTGAGCCGAAACTGCCTGCATTACGACCCTAACTGTCGAGTCTCACGGAATGATACGGTGACATCACCAACATTACCGCATTCATCAATAATATTCTTAGGGCTAAGCGTGTACTGAACTACAAGATTGTCAACACTATCGCCAAGGTTATCGGTATCTATAGTTAGTCGTGGATACGCCCAGTCGATCTTTCTCTGCTCTAAAATTGCATCTAACATGTCGTATTGTTCACCGGTCATAGACTGCCATGTATGTGACCATACACGCTTAGTGGCAATGTAGTCTTCGTACACATTCGCACTAAGTGGCTCGACTACGGTCATTTTTTCGTTTTTTACACGGGTAAGCGGAACTTCTAACGGCGGAAGTCCGTGAGTTCCTGCTGAATCAGTCAAAAATATTTCGTATGCCATGCTAAACTCCTACAATTGCCGTCTTACCAGTTTTTGATCTCACAGACTCGTTTATGAGTTTTGCTATTCTGGTCGCAATAGCTCTCTCGTCAGCCTTTGAAGATGTCATGATTCCTGAAAGTGATAGGTGAACGGTCACATTTGTACTCCCGCCCACACCGGAACCGGCAAGAATCTTATCCCAGTCCGGTAAGCCAGTCTGTTGGTTGACTGAGTCCTGGGGCAATACATACTCGCCGCGGTGTACAATACCCGCAGGCTCATGGACTCCGCCACGTCCGGTGAATCCACCAGTTGCCCAGCCGCCACTTCCATTGCCACGGAACATATCCATCTGCCATTCTCTCGATTTCGATAGGCCATCATTGACCGCTTTCCAGAATTGATCCCAATTGCCGTCCTTAATCCCAGCCGCCAGGCCTTCGATCAAAGCGCTACCTTGACTCTTGCCAGCCGCAGCAGCCCTAGTTTTGTTATATAGGTCTCTTTCCCGCTGCCACTGTTCCTGCTCTTTCGTTGCTTTTTGAACTTCGTTAGAGTATGCATCTCCATAGGCAGTACCGGCTGTGTTGCCATTCTCACGAGCGTCTCGCGCCTGTTGCTGTAGGCTTTTAAGCTGCTCGTCTCGTTGATGCTGTAGATTTTCAATTTGATCGCGCAGCATAACATTCCTAACGCTGGCGATTTCTTCCCGGTGCTTGTTTAGAAGCGCCAAATCTGCGTCTAATTGCGTCTGATTTGCTAGTCTTCGTTTTTCATACTCAGCAAATTGCGATTGAGTTTCCGCATCAAACTCTGCTTTCTTTAACCCAGCAGACTTTTTATGCTCTTCATTTTCTCTGGCAAGGGCAAATTTGAGCTCTTCAAGCTGCTTTTGGTTAGCCGCAGTATTATATTTCGTGAGAAAGTCGATTTGGTTCTGTAGGGCGCGAGTTTTTTGCTGGTGGGTTAGAAGTTCTTCGTTTTGTGTCTTCTCAAATGAGGCTTTTCGCTCGTTAAAAGCATTGGCGTATGCCTGTTCCTCTTCCGATAGTGTTTTGCGAAGTGTGGCAATATTTTCATTCTTCTCTTTGACAAGCTCAGCAAGTGAATAGCGGTAGCTCTCTCGGGCTTCCTGCATTTGTTCGTTGATCTTTGCTATTTGTTTTGCGGTCTTATCAGCATTTTTCGCGGCGTCTTCAAGTCCACCTGCAGCCTGATTAACATTTGCTCCAAACTTTTCAGACAAATCTTCTGTTGTGTCGAGGCCGTCGATCAAGCTAGATACCGCAACTCCTGCGCCAAGTGCAACCAGCCCTCCTAGTAGCGCGGTAATACCGCCACTCGCAAAAGCGCTTGCCACTCCGACCGTAACAAGTGCCGATCGAATTGTCCTGAATGCTGTAATCGCTAAAGGCACAACTGTTAAGAATCCGACAAACGCAGTCACGCCAGCCCCGAACGCAATTGCCATTTTCTGACCCTCCGCATCCATACCGCCTAGCGCTCCGATAAAACCACCGGTCAGCTCATTAGTGACACGACCGAGGGTGGTTTGCATCTCTAATAAGACTTGATTCAATCTGGCCTGTTTACCGGCGCTTGTTTCTGCTAGAAGGGCAGCGTCACCTTCGACAAGGTTATTCAGCCTCTGCTGCCCGATAAGCTTAGCCTGAACCCTCTCTTTTGCCGATAGTTGGCTAACATTCTTGCCAAGCGCTGCAGCTCCATACTCAAGAATCCGGCTCCAGTTTTCTGTCTGACCTGACAAGTTACCGATCGCACTGTTTTCTGTATAGAATGACTCAGCGAGGTTTCCGACTGCAGTGTTGAAATCAATAGTAGAGGATTTGCCAAATGCCGCTTGGTCTTTATACCCCTTCATTAACTCGATTGCTTCGGGGAGGCCAACGCCTGCTGTCAGAAGCTTCTGTAGTCCATTAGCTGCAGTTGATACGGTGACAAGGCCATCCGCTGCTAATGATTGCGCTGCAGCCGTAGCATCCTTAGCGTCATAGCCAAATCTCTCAGACAAACGAGATAGGCCCGCGATGGACGCTTCAAATTCGTTTGCAGCCTTAACACTATTTCTAATAACATCAAGCGTAGTACTGAGTACGGCCAGACTTGCCACCACTCCACCAATGGCAACAATTGAATCACCCATAGACTGAGTGAAGCTATTTTGAGTTCTGTACGTGCCGTCGATCATCGCAGTCAATCTTGACTGCTGTTGGGACTGGTTTTGTACGGCTACGTTTAGCGCATTCGTAGCAGAAGTCGCTTGTCGAGAGCCTTCACCGTATTGCTGGATTGCTGCACTACTTCGGACGGTTGCATTTGCCACCTGGTTATTAGCACGCTCGACGGTCAAGAACTGTCGTTGAATCTGTGGACTATAAGTGGCGAGTGTTTTTGCGGTTTCTTGGGCTTCACGCTTAATAGCGTTTACTCTAGCTTGAGCATCGTACGCCGTGGTGCCGCCACTCGAGCCTGAGTTTGTGCCGCGGCTTGTGGTTTGTGCTGCTTTTTTAGCGGCTTTCGCTTGATTTTGATAAGATTTTTCTACAATCTTATCTGCTTCTGCGACGGACTTCCTAAGTTGAGGCAGGTCAATAGACGCGTCGTATTTAACTGACCCAACTGTAGTAGTCCCTGATGTCATACTAGTCGACTACCTCAGCCCTGTCGGTAAACGGTTTTAGTGCGCCATCGAATGATTGTGAATTCGACTTGAAGCTACCAGAAACAACTCCGGCATGCACCTGTTCGATGAGCTGTGAGTATCGCACTTTATCTGCACCTTCTAGGAATACCATAACCTCGTCTAGCTCGAGGATATGCTTTTTATAGAAAAGATTACCATCCTCGTCTAGGTCTGGGTCGATTGTGTACCCCCTACGAATCGCCATTACGGCCTCCCAGCCGAAATAGATACCAGCTTTTGCAACCGTAAAAATCTCAGGCGAGACATCTAAACCTTTGCGAGCCCTATTCTTTTCTTGCCGCTTCCTAGCACGCTCGAGTGCCTTATCGCGTTCTTCCTTCGGCATTAAATCAAGTAAGCTTTTACTCATTTTCAATATCTCCATCGCTATCGGTCACGACTGTCTCGAGAGTGCTGATTGGCTTCGTTTCTGCAAATGCACGACGAAAAATCTCCGCACGTCCGGTATCCGATACGGTGTTCATTACCACATCAACAATAGCCCCGCCCTTATCGTCAGAAAGCAGATGTTTATATATTTCAAATTCCAATTTCTTTATTTCGGTAATCTCGTCTTGAATGGCGTCGGCGCGTTGAGACAGCCGTTCCATCTTCTTTAAATCAGATGGTTTCTTCGTATCTAGGCTCGAGAAGTCGATTGCACTAAGCTCGTCAATTAATTTGTTGACCCTGCGACGCTTAAATGAAAGATCGAGGTCTTCACCTGAACCAGTTTTGCGTACTTTTAGTACGCCCAAGCCCTCGATATGTACTGTTCTAATGTCTTGAACGTTATTTAATGAAATGCTGATGTCAGCCATATAATCCTCCTGGATTACCAATGCTTTCGCATAAAATATTAATGTTTTCTACCTTTAATTGTAGATAGGCTGAAATATGTTATCCTGTAATGAACAGGAGTACGTGCATGAAAAATGAAGAAGTCAAACCAATAGCTCAGACTAAAAGAAACAACACGAAGATTGTGTTGTTAATTGTTTTGATGTTGGGTGGATTGTTTATATGGTGGGCGGCCTCTCTTGGGTCTAGTAAGGGAACAGAGCTTGAATCATCAATAACCTCCTACCGTGCAGTTAATCCCGGTGAGTTGACAGTTGAATATGAGGTAAAAAATACGTCCGACAAAACAGGTATTTCATCTTGTTCCATCACTATGCACGACGAATCCTACGAGTACCGTGGAAACGATTCTGGCTATGAATCCGCAAAAGAGATCGTGCCGAATGAAACCTATAGTGGCGTAGCCAGCTTGAAAATATCGAACGATGGTGCCGAATACATAACCAAAGGTGCCATCAGCTGCACTATCGAGTAGCAAAAACGCCTCTTGCGAGGCGTTTAAAGCGCTTTAAACGACATTTGTCTAGCTAGTAGGCATTGGGCCGTATATAACTTGACCAAGAGCGTTTGGCTGTGGGTAAATATGCATCGTTACAGACAGGTCGTCGGTAGCGTTTCGCTCACCGTTGTCCTCGAACGCTACGCGAGCACTTGGAATGCTTACGTCTCTCGTCTCGCCGTCTTCACATTCGTAGTGGAACACTACTGGAACCGGGCTAGGTAGCGTACAGTCTGAGCTACCAAGAACGAATGAGCCGTCTGTGCCGCCAGGCGTGCCGTCGTAGTTTCCTGGCATGAAATACTGCAAATCACTCCACTTGTTGGGGAAGAAGACAATATCGAACGATGGGTTGTCTAGTTGGTTTGACGGTGTAGTGGTCGAACCTGAAAGGCGTTCGCTTGTGCGCAAAACTTGGGTTACGTTTGCAGACACCGACCCAAGCAAAAAGCTTGGAATGACGACACCGTTGACTTCTACGCTGAGCTTTCCGCCCATTGGGTCTGAAACTGTTGGAACTGGCATGTTATTTCTCCTTGTAAATTATTGTTCCTGTCATGCTGTAGATAATTCTGTTATTAGCATCTAAGCCGACATTGGTTATTGTTGATGGTTTCGAGAGTTCTACGTTTTTGTAATCTGGTATGATTACATCTTGACCCTCTATCTGTACGGACATTGACGGTAATTCACAGATGCTTGAATAGTTCGCTAATATGAACTTTCGTATTTGCGATAGCTTGTAACGACCATCTATATCTGTTGAACCCCTAGCAAGTAGTTCGTAGCTTTGTGTGTCGCGGCTTCCTTTGGCCACCGGGTCGCCTATATCTGAGATATAAACACCCTTACTGTCCAAAGTTAGCTTTTGATAAAACAAATCCACGTCAATCGTGCCAAAATTATTATTTTCTAATAACTTCAAAAAACTTAACGTAATCATCGTGACATATCCACGTATTTTTTAATGTTTTCTTTTGCCACAGAATCACCCGCACGTTTTAAATAGTGAAGTGTCTGTGGGTTCTTTTTGTTTTCAAAGTGCCGGCGTCGAGCGTATGGGACGGACGAATCGCCGAATACGACTGAGCGACCTCCATCTGGGTTCTTTTCGACACGCCCGTTGCCTTCCAGATCGCCACTTTCATGCGGGGCGAGCATCATAGCGCGAGTCAGTATGACACCAGCCATAACTTCCTCTACTCTATCCATAGTCCGCGTTTCTTGAGCAATAAAAGCTCTTGAGTTGGACTTGAAACCGCCCATTACGACGACACCTCTACGTACGAAGTGTTTTGCAGTGTTAAGGTGTAGTGCTCGAGCTCTCCGGTGTCAAAGTTACGACCACCAGTTTGCCCGATTATCTCGTAATCCTGACCATCTACCCTTATGCCTTGACCTACAACGAGGCTAGATATAAAGCTTTCGTCGGGATGTACGTGAAGTGTGGCAGCTGATTGACGCAACTCCTGGTTGTTCACCTGAACCATTTCATTGCGAAGCTTGAATATTCCAGTGGCATTGTGAGTAGCGGTAATCCTATTACCGTATACGCCGCCTCTAGATATTTCTAAGAACTGGTAAGGTACTTCCTCAAACAGATCAAACACAGTATCCACAGTCTAGCCTCCCGTGTAGAGAACAGGTTTTACCGTGCTTAACGTAGCCGATATTGCACATACTGTACTTCCGTATCGTCCGTGCATTATCTTTTACGAACTGCTCATCGTCGCTCAGGTCGCCATACTTCACAGAGAAATCTTCGACTTTTTTGCTTTCAATAGCTTTGACTGACCGTTTAGCCGATACAACTGCAAATGCCTGTGCCCATAGTCGCTGTAAATCAGCTGGAATTGAGCTAAAGTCCCAATATCCAGTGATCGCAGCCACCTTGCCGCCACATTCATTCAATACGATCGAGTTATAGTACGAGTTATTACGTTTATCCCAGAACGCTTGGTAAAAGTCAGTGGTTATTACGCCATCAACTTTTACCTCGCTGAGTTCTGTGAATATGTCGGTAAACACCGTACTGTAACCCTCTCGAATCTCGAATGTCCGCGTAGTTTCCTCTGGGTCGCCGCTTGTGTCAGGGTTGACTTCAAGGTTTATGCAGAGAAGATATTCGAGCTGTTCTTTTGCAATTTCAAGGTACAAATTTATGTTTGTTGCCTCAATAGAGGTTAGAGGTCGCACTAGCAATGCTTCAAGTTCTTGTTGCGTCATTAGTTTAACCCCTTTCCTTTATTAAGATGTTGCAGCTGGCAGGGCAATAACTGCTTTGCGGCCTGTTAGACCACCACCAGCCCAGATTTCCTGTAGGTATTCTTGCTTGTTTGTTTTCAGAATGAAGTTTTGGAAGCCTTCAATCGTGGTGTCACCGACGACTTTGTATGCCGACAGGACTGTCACGAGAGCATCTACATCTGGCGAGTTCGTATCGTTAAACCAGTCAGGTTCAATGATAGTATTGATGTCGAGCACGTCACTCGCCTTAGAGCCAAGTGGGAACAGCAAGCGACCCTCAGAATCCTTTTCAAATCGAGCAGATGTTGAGTAGCCTTTCTTAGCGATAAGAACAACTTCGCCACCTGTGCGCAGTTCGTCCTTAGCCATTGCGACTGCTTCAGCTTTGCTTTCGTCACCCTCAAGTACGAGAACGCCACCGAAGTAGTTGTTTGCGTTTGCATCTGCCAAAAGTGGGTAGAATCCACGCGGAGTTCCTGGCTTAATTTTGTAGTCGTCGTCAGAAGCACGGCCGTCACCAAGGACGATAGCGCGTTCAACTTCACGAACGATACGTTGTGGCAGTTCACTTAGGATGTAGGTGACGAGTGCACCAGTAGAGCGCTGTTCTTTAATATCTTCCTTGTTAAGCGTGATGTACTTGTATACGAACTGTGGGCGAATCACACGAGTATCGAAGGTAAGTACTTGCTCTGCCTTTTCCTCAGCGTCGGCACGGTTGTAACCACGAGCACGACCATCGTTTGAGTTTACGTCGTCTTCGGTGTCCCATGCTGCGTTCCATACGTCAACGCCTGCTTTAGACACACGGTTCCAAATCTCACCACCATCTTCAAAGGCGTTTTGGATCGCCTCTACTAATGGAGTAGGCAAGAATACGCTTGGGTTGGTAACACCAGCTTTGACTTCCAGGTGCTCTTTCCATGCGGCACGTACTTTTGCTGAGCTACCGCCGCCCATATCGCCTGGGTTTGATTGTAGGATTTCAGCAAATGCTTCCATCGACGCGTTGCTTTTGAGGTAGTCTTCCAGCTTTGGCGTTGGAGCTTTGCCAGGGTTCGCCTGATCTTTTGGCTCAAGAACCTGTGAAGCTGCAATTTTTTCTTGTTCTGTCATTTCAGTTTCCTTTGGCTGATTATCTTTTTCCGCAGCTACGGGTTCAGCCGGTTCCGTTGCTTTGGGTTGTTTTGTATCCGCTTTGGGCTTAATCGAGGCTTTTGGTTCCTCAGTAGGTGCTTTAGCAGGTTCTTTGGTTGTATCGGTAACATCTGTTTCCTTTATCTCTGTGACCTCGGCCTTTTGCTTTGGCTTCTTTGCTTGCATACTCATGACGGGTTGCATCACTGCGCTTTTAACGTCTGTCGCAAAATTTAGTGCGTTTTTGATCGAGTCAGAAATCGTAGTTTTCGCTTCGACTGCTTCATCGGCAAATCCTAGCTCTACTGCATCTTCTGCGGTCATCCACGTTTCAGCTTTGAGAAGCTCGTTAATACGTTCCTCGGACAGTCCAGTACGGGCGACATAGATCGGAACCATACTTTCACCACACTTTTCCAGCGATTCGACAACTTGCGCTAAGTCGTCAGCATTGCCTGCGGCAAATGTCCAAGGTAGATGAACCATCATCATGGAGCCTGGAAGCATCACGATTTTGTCACCTGCCATAGCGATAAGAGAGGCGATAGAGGCCGCAATGCCATCTACTTTAATAGTCACTTCGCCGTTGTGTTCGTTGAGCATGTTGTAAATAGCTACACCAGCGAACACGTCACCGCCGGGGCTATTAAGCCTAACGACTACGTTTCCTTGGTGTTTTTCCAACTCTTCACGAAACATCTTGGGAGTGACTTCGTCTTCCCACCAACTCTCGCTTGCAATGACTCCATCTAGGATGAGCTCGTTTTCGCCAGAAGCGTTAACGTTCCAATTCCAGAATTTGTTCATGCGTTTCCTTTTCTGTTAAAGTTTCTGAACACTCACTTGCGTTCTTTGTGAACTTTGCTTGTTCGGTTCTATATTTTATTGTAGAGAGGCTGAAATATCCCTCTGTGAGCATTCTCGTGTTTTAGAAGGACCGTACCTACCAGCTACTTAACGCAGCACGCTTCCACGTATTTGTTGCTACACAAACATAGACGTAGTTAGCGTCCCATCGAATACAGCCCGCTTCTCCTGTTGCTGAGGCGTTCGCTGGAGTATTCGCAGTCCTCAACCGTATTGTATCGGCGTTGATATCTAGCGCTCGAGTAGGCGAACTAGTGCCGAGTCCTACTAAGCCGCTACTTCGTTTAATGAATAGTGGCGTCCTAACAAAAGCACCGGCATCATCATAGGAATTTATGCGAAAGTCAGAGCCAGTGTTAGTGCCCGATTCAGCCGTGTTATCGGCTTGGACACCCCATCGTTTACCGGTCGCATCTTTGTATCTTTTGCTTGAAAAATAAATATTCCTGTTAATGCCGCTATTCGACTCGACATATATGTCCGCAGCAGCTAGCAATGCAACTACCGAACGAACATAGCGATCTCCGGTTGGCATACCAAATGCATTGGGCTGGTTGAAAGGTGCAAATGGAAACTCTAGTGAAGTCTGAAGGGCCCCGTTTTCGTCTGGCAGCTCGATTGAGAAGTGATTGTGCCAGCTCGGGCTACCTGGCGTACTATCGTTGGCCTCCCCATGAGCAACTAGCCATGCGACCGTGCGTGCGCCCTCTTCTGCACCCAAATAGTTCTCCCTAAAAGCGACAACTCCCTTGGCTTGTTGATGCTCCATGTCTATTCGAATAACCTCACCGTAGTGTGCTTGTTGTTGATTGGTGTTACTGTCGTTATTGAGCTGAGCCTTTTGGTGGGAGTGAAGATTTATACGACCGGTACTATCAGATGCGTTCAGTCCACCGGAATTGTTTGAGGTAATGTCAAGACTCCGTTCGCTGGAAGGATCGTCTATTTGAAGCGAGCCAGACATAGTATCACCTGCTTTGGCAACCTTGCCGTCAAGTGCGGTCTGCTGCGCGATACTGACTGGCTTGTTGGCATCGGAAGTGTTATCAGCGCTTTCAAGCCCGACATCTAATTTTGAGAGCAACACATCGCCATCACGCCCATTGACTGATTTAACTCCACCTATGACATTAACTGCATCTCCCAAGCTGACATTTATCGGCTGTGCATCTTCGATTGAGACTTTTATATCCGACATATTAATCCTTTGTTGCTTGCCATGTTATAGCCATCTTACCTTTCATCACAGTCTTCTTGGGGATTGACGCGCCACTAATTTGGATATCGTAATAGTAATTGCCAATAGCCTGACCGGTATCAGTCGTGGACAGGGTAATGGTTGTTTTGCCGTTGGCTGGATCAGTGTGACCTGTAACTGTCTTGGAAATTAGTGGACTGTTGTCAGCTATGCTGCGTTTTATCGACATCTTAATGATTGCGCCAGTAATGTCTAGTGGACTACCGCCTGAAGTAAAGGCAAGGTTGTATGATTTTTCGTCCCCTTGAATAACACAAAGATTTATTTCGTCATTACAACTATTCATCTCCACTCCCATCACTTACACTCCTAACTACAGGCACTTCAAGAGCGCGACACTTAGAATTGGAGCATTTCAATTTGTCACCCACCGAGTCCTGGTTTGTAGTACCAAGGAAACGGTCGCATATCGCGCAGTGCAATTCTTTGTCAGTGTTATTCAATGGAGTGACGCCATCAATCTCAGCGGGGTCGGGGGCGCTTTTTACTTCGTCGCCATCATCTACCTCTGGTTTGTCGTTATCAATAACGGCCTTGCCACTTCCAATCTTGAGTAATTTGTACGACTGAGGTAGCTGTAGTGCGTCTACCGCAGAATCTAGGCTATATCCTAATCCGGTGAGCTCTTTAATCATCATCACTTCTTCGCGCTTCGTCTTTGCTTTCACTAACTCAGCATCGGACACGGCAGGGATTTCGTATTTAAATGTGATCGCAGCACCAAAACCACCAGTAATGCGGTTAAGCTCGTGAGTAATCTGCGAATATATACGGAGAGCAAGTGGCTTTACGGCACGCTTAGCGAAGCCATTCTCAGACACTTCGGCGTTCGAGTACTTGGCCGCACTGTCGACTCCCTTGATGATTGACGAAACGCCGTAGTTTTCCGATAGTCGATCGTCGACATGCTTTAGTAGAGGTGCAAAATCAATATCCTTGTTACTTTGTGAGAAAGGTATCCATTCTACTTCTGCCGGCAGCTGCTTGCCTCTCTCGTCAAGAGGTGCATATGAGTATGAAACATTATTGTTGTTTCCTGCGCCTCGATGCCTCTCTTGGAGCTTCCTAACCATGTCTTTGTATTCTTTGGCCGTAGGAGCTGCGACCTTGAACATACCGGCGGGGATCGCATTATTTTCAAAGAATCCATTTTGAAAGTCGGCTATATAGCCATCAAGAGTAGCCCATTTTGCCGCAGCGAGGTATGGTGAATATCCGCCGTAGAGATTGCCAGGCTTCGCACCGCCGGGGATTGCAATAACTTCATCTTCGCTAAATTCTTGTGCGCCAATTTTGTAATAGATTTTGCCATCACGATATTCAACACCTGGACATTCTAGGAATGTATAGCCTGCAATGTTGGCACCCTTAAAACCAAAGTCGCCACCCGGTTTAGCTTTGCCACCCTCGTTGCGCCATACAAGAAGATATGTGTAGTCTTGAGCAAGCACAGACACGCCAAGCTTCTCCATGAACATAGGCAGGCTATCTCGCTTGTTGGGATGGAAGAGAGCGTTGAGCGCTGCGTGTGGTACGGGCTTACCATTACCATCGATTGCATACGGTACAATACCCATAAGCTCATTCGTGATAGGTCGAACATTAGGGTAGTGGCTAGCATATTCGTCAGACTTAAAGTGTTTGTAAAGGCCGTAAGGATTCACCTGAGCAAAGCTTGGTGCACCCAATAAGTTCATCTGTGATTTAATACCAGAAACCTGACTAATGATTTTTTGTATGAGATTCAAATTAAAGTCCTTAATATTCCTACTCTTTATTTTAGGTAGGCTGAAATGCTAGAGCAGACCGCCATATTCAATACGATGCTCTTTTTTAAGTTGTTTCCAGAATCCCATGAGTACCATATCGAAAATGTCAGGGGATGAGCCGGTGCGCTCTTTGATTTTGTCTTTCGACTCAAGCTTAAATACTTTTTCGTTTGTCTCGTTATGATGTTGTTGTGCCTCGCTAATGAATTCATCAAGATAGGGGCAGCTATCCAATATTTTAACGACACCTTTTTCCATACCCATAGCTAAGAGATAAGCAACTTGTGACCTTAAATTGCTAAATGATACAACTTCGCTATTTTTGTCCGCGTCTTCTTTCGACAACGGCTTATCGTCGAATGTGAGGTATGGGTCGGGAGAGAAGCCAGACTTAAATACAGCAAAGTCAACGCCTTTCACTCGTGCTGATGATAGAAGTCCAACGCCAACCCCCACGCCATCCACAGCTATGTTTTCATACCCTATCTCAAGATCATTACTGTGTTGAATAAGCCAGTCGGCCTGATCTTCTGTTTTGACTTTCTGATCTGCCTCTTTGGTGATTTGAATATCGAACAGCGTAAAGTTCTCCCAGTCTGCGGCACCGGCTCTATCTCTGCCTTCATCAGCGACGTCATACCCCGCACTTCGCCTACCGGGTACGAGCGTATTGGTCTTTGCCTTTGCGAACAGATGAGACTTAAATATTGTTTTTTCCTCATCTTTGTATTTCCAGTTATTACGCATATATCGTTCAACCCACCACTTTGGATTGGACATAAGGGCATCAATGTCTTGCTGTGTTTGCCACGAATCTTCCACTGTAAATTCAATACATTTAACGCCTTTAGGAAGCGGGGGAATGATCATGCCCGATTCATCTTTTCCGCCCGGGTTTTTATATGAGTTATAGAGCTTGGTATAATAGGGGTGATCTGTAGGATTGAGAGTGTGAATTGATAAGCTAGGTTGCCCCTGTTCGTTGCGCCTACCCTTACGTGAAGTGGCTGTAACGAGCATTGTTTCGTTTAGCTCATCACCCTCGTCGATATGATTGCCGGATGCGTTGATACCTTTAATTTTTCGCCCTTGGCGGTCTTTCGTAAAATCAGCCTCTACAAAAGGAATGATTGAGCCATTTTTGAACTTTATGTAATAGTCGGTTCGGTTAAACGTATAGTCGTCACCCTCGACAAGATTCATACGATCAAGCATGATTTCATAGCTCTGGATGACGGTCTTCTTTGCTGTAGTGAGGTTGGCGCGGAATACAGGCCAGTATGTCTTAGAGAACGTTAAGCAAATAGAAATGACGATATGGGCGGCCACATCGGTTTTGCCAGTACCTACCGTTCCAAAAAGCACAAGAGTATCAACGGTAGGGTCGTTGACCGAATCAACTGCCAGCTTCTGCTTCGGTTTCAGTTGCAACATTTCGTGGTTTTATCTCACTGATGATTAATGGAGCTTGTTTTATTTTTTCACCACCGCTTGTTAGATCGAGCTTGTCGCCATACTTTTTGGCTTTGAGCTTAGAGGCTTTCCATTTGATGAGATCAACCCTAAGCTTTGATCGCTGCACGGCCTCGCCATTAACGCGCCACCCAATAATTGCGCCCTGCTTGTCATATATAGCCATCCAATCGTTTCGGCCATCATCGGCTATATCTTTAGCGTCTTCGATTTCTGCCTCTACGCCGTCCTCTTTCGCGCGCGCGTATTGGTGCATAAAGTCTTCGTTCTCACGCAACCATTTATAAAAAGTCCTCAAAGCAGGCATCTTAACATCAGTTTCTTCTTGCCCATGTTCACATATTCTTCGTACTGACCACCCCATAGCTAACAGCTCACAGATAACATCTGCTAGCTCTTGTGTATAATTTGTTGGTCTACCTGTATTTGCCATATATCTACTTTATATTTTAGTTATCCTGAAAATATGCCACGTAACGCAAAAACCGCCCACGGGCGGTTATGTTTTAAGTGACAACTACATTGATGGTTACACACTACAAGTCTTTTGCAAGATTTTCGACTGATTTCGGGTCTGTAATCTCACTCATAGATTATCTCTATCTAACATAACTACTTTATTTGTAGTAATCTCTGTCCAATCACTGCCATCCTTGATAGTTATTCTCCCGACCCCATATTCACTACCATAAGTTGCAATCGTTTCAAGTCGATTTACATCATTGGTAGTAGAATCTTCATCAATAAGCTCAAAAATCTCCAAGCCTTTGTATTGATACTTAAAGTAGGGTTCCTTCATAATATTTCATCATACCTCTCTGCATCTTAAATTTCTCTCTATTCGCTGCTTTCTGAATACCCTGCAACTTGGTTCTAGCATGTGAGTCAGGGCGACGAAGATATGTAGTGGTAGGTTTGTCTCCCTTGGTGAATTTGGCACCGTTGAGTACGCAGTGGAGCAGGAAGTCGTAGTTTGGTAGGTCGGTGTTTACATATGCGTGCTGTTCCCACAATCTTCGCTTGAATGGCGAATGAGGTATGATAAAGCCTCCTTTCTGGCCGCTATGCAGTAACTCGACCATTTCCTGCGGCGTAGGAGAGTAGTGGGGTTTCAATGGCTCACCTAGGCCAATTGTGCTCCATTGAGCGCAGATATAGTCTGCGTCAGATTCCTTTAGTGCTTGCTTGAATGTTTTGATTGCATCAGGCATGGGTCTGTCATCAACGCTAACAAACCACGTCCATTCTGATTTCGTATGGGCTATGCCGATGTTACGAAGCTTGCCGAATGTTGGCTTTTTCTTCGTATAGTGAACGATCTTGACACCGGGATAGATGCATTTCATAAGCTCGAGGTCGTTGCAGCCATGACTATTACCCAGCACGACTACCACTTCATTTGGCTTTGGTGACATATTCGATGCGAATGCAAGGAATTGGCCAAGGAATCGACCATAGCCGTTAAACGCTATTGTTACAAGACTGATATTCACAATTTGCCACCATTGTTTATAAATTCGCCAATCGTCAACATACTCTCGTGTATCCTTTGGAACGCTACGGAATCTGCATGCTCTGGGCTTGTTATGTCACCCGAATCAATCAAGACGCTTTCTATTAAACGACGCTCCTTTTCGATCGGCTCAGGGTGGGGGTGTCCCAAAGCCACCGCACCGCAATACAACATTCCTTCGGCATTAAATCGTTTATAAAAATACTCTCGGTCTTTTTTTCGTATTTGTGGGTTTACGAATGCCGTATGTAGCCCCAGTGAAGTAGCGACAAGCATAGCTGTTTGAGCCATAACACCGGCATCGAGATATGAGTTGTAGCTAATTTCATCGCCATTATCTCCGCCCTTGTATGCATCAGGATTTGCAAACAGCATTAATACAGTTGGTGCTCGGTATATCCAACCACAGCCTCCAACAAGCAGGCCATTCAATAGAGCTTTATCGTCACGATCTTGAACAACTTTCACTCTGACGCCGAACCTATCACACGATGATGGGCAATGACGCAACGCATCAAGTATTTTATCAAGTTCGTCCTGCTCGACTCGCTGGTCGCCGAAGCGTCTGTTTGAGTGGCGTTCTTTGACTAGCGCGATAAGCTCATCACGCTTGCCGCCTGGATGTGTCTGGTGGGCTAAGTAGCGTTCCTGGAACTCGTCGAGTTTGTCATGGGTAATTATAGAACCTACACTACTCAGCGGCACCCTCTCTGGGTCGCCTTTTATATATCCTCCTTTTGCAAACTGCGGTTTATTACTGTCGCTCATACTTGCTCTTTTCTGGGAACATTTCCCTAATTAATTTTCCTAGACTGTTCGTATTGAACGTGACGTCAAAACTCGACGCGAACGGGCCTTTGGGAATCCGATCTTTTTGCCGCACCTTTACGTCGTCGGTTTTCGTACCACCAAGGTTACACAGATTCCCGTACATAGACAGTTTGTTGTATTCAGCTGGTATATTCAGTTCAAGCCATTTCTTCTTATTGATGACAAATGGAGCGTGAGTCTCGTAGCAGAGCGGGGCTTTGATACCTAAAGATTTTAGATACTCGTTTGTTTTGATTGCTCTGTTGATGTAGAAGTTGTTCCGCAGACCGTATTTTTCTAATAATTCGTCATACGTGCCCTTGTGCAGCACTGGGATACTGTCGATCTTTTCCATGAAGTACATGTCGTCTGCCATCCATATAAAATCATCAGATATGTCCAGCATCCTGCATGCTAGATTCAGAATATTGTGGGTGTTTCTTGCGACATCGGAGGTCTGTATTGCTGGAATATGTACAATATTTTGTAGTCCCGGATTATTTCCGATGATATATATCCTGCCGTGTTGAACGTTTTGAAGCGACCTAAGCGTGTATATAAGCTCTTCTGACCGTGAATTGCGGTAGGGTATTACGACATCCATTACTTCCACTCTCTTCTCTGTTTCGGTGCAAGCTTGCCATCAAGTTCATCAAATCTCGCTAGCTTGCCAAAGCGCTGCGATCGTCGTTGTCTGCGATTTGGCTTCTTGTAGCCGACGACGAGTGATATCGCTGGGTAGCTGATGATTCGCAATGGTGGTAGCATGGCTTAATGTAGGTAGTAAATACCCAGCTCCCGTGGTGTCGCCTTCGCGTGACTGAACTTCTCAAACAGCGCATCATCGGCACTGATAGCTTTAATCTGCTCGTTAAACCAGCGTTGGACTTCACGAAATTTGCCATTTTTTGTGACCAATGTTATGCCCTGTGTAACGCCGCGTATTTCAGCAGTTCGATGATAGATGTGTATTTCATCTTCTCCAGCGGTCAGGATTGCTTTGTGATTTGTGTATTTATAACCAACACCGAGTTGGTGACGGTGCGTGAACTTTACTTTGTGCCGCGTTGCATAGACATACAATGAGTCAATTTCCGGCGTTTTCTTGCTTGTTGTGCTGCGATTACGCAGATCGATTACGGTCATTTTACTTCTCCAACCGCTCTAACGGTTCATTTAAACTTATTACTTGATCTCCATTCACGATGAACGGCAAGGCAATACCATAGCTCTCAGCCTCTAACCGCCATTCCGGCTTATGAGTGATACGGCGTTGCTCCATGGTTATGCCACGTTGTCTGGCAAATTGCCTTAAATCTCGCCATTGCTGACGATGCGTACAAGGTAGGCATGTTTTTGTATAGACGATCATGTCATCCTCTCGAATATGATAATTATCCCGATGAATGATAGTGGTGCTAAGAATAGCCCGAAACCAAGTAGAAAGACGATGGAGAATGGAATAGCAACCCATGTTCCGATGCATACCGTGCAATGCAATGGTGACTCAGGAAATTTGCTACGCAAACGCACAAAAATATCTTTTGGGCCAGGGAACGAAACAACTAAGTCGCATATGCCAAATATGGCGAGCGCTGTAATAACAAATTCTAAAATCATAAATATCTCTCCAATTTTGTTGGTACTAATTCAAGCCCACACATTTGATCGTTATAATTACCCGGTCTGTACGCGCAGTAGGTTATTAAATCTGGCAATGATCTCATTTTGTTTTGTCGAATTAAGTCACGGAGTCTTTCGAGGTGCTTGATATAATTTCGATGGTCATACCTGACTAGAAATGATTGCTGCTTAGTGCATACAAATGTCTTCGTAGGAGTGAGTACGAAAGTCATACCGCCCGCGTGGTATACTTCGTGGCTATTGAGTTGTTTTTTTATCGGCGTCATGTGCCCTCCGTATCATGAGCTAATAGAAGCCGGCCGCATGGGTGGCAATACTGTCGGCTTCTACTAAACCGTGATAAAGATTCTGAAAAACAAAAAAACGAGATATTATCTCGTATAATTTAAAATATTAAGTCTTGAAACCTTATAGGGGGCGACGTGATATTATTGCTATCTTGTAGCAATGCACGCCACGCCCATAAACCCTAACGAAGGTTAGAGCGTTCTAAAAGCTTGTGATCAATTAGAACACCCTATAAAGATTCAAACTGTGTTTTTGTTTCTATCAGTAAAGTACTTTCAGTATAACACATATGCTTGTCCGACTCAAGGGTAGGGTCATAGGGGGTTGCTGTCTTTTGCACATCTCCCATGACCCATATACACCTTGACGCTTTCTTTTTCGTGGCTCTATATCCCAGGTTTCTTGAGTTGACCAGACAATGCTCGAAGCTCTTCTATCAATGCAAAGCTCTGGTTTGTTTGACATACGACACGCGTATTGACTCTCGTCTGCGTGACTAAGCCTACCCGCACCAGCTTTCTCAGCTGATGATGAGTGGCAGCAACATCTTCGCCGATTAGTCTCACTAGCTGTCGATAGTGCACCGGCTCTGTGTGGTTGCAGAAATGAACGATTAGCTTCTCTAGCACTCTCGACCTTACGAACTCCGACAGGTATGTTCGACTCATTTCACACCTCCTACCAAATCGCCATTGGTTTTGTTTTGTTGTTCTTTGAGGGTAGCTAGATGCGACTGGTAGGCATCGTTGTTGTCGTTCATGAATGCTTCGCAGTCTTTCAACAACCCATTTGCCGACCAACCAGCAATAGATTTTGCCTTAGCCGCCGATTCATTGCCACCGAACATATAAATTTGAGTTACATCACCATAGAGCTTGTCGGCAGCCTGATATTGCCCGACCTTCCGACCTTGCTCATGTGCAGCCAAGGCTATTTGTTGGTCGCGGGATTTGATGAACGCTGTTAAAGCATCTAGGAGGTTCGGGTCGAATGCACCGCTGAAATATTCCTCTCGCTGAGTTAGCTCGCTGAAGTATTTTAAGTCCTTCAAGCCGTTCCGCAGCTCTTCATCGTTCATAGCGTTACCTTCTTTAGTTGTCATGAGTGGTGTTCCTCCTTGAACCAACGTTGCATATGGCTTGTCCAGCGTTTAGACCAATGTACATGTACGAACCAAAAGCCAAATATGAATCCAGCCGCAAATAATAGGAAGTCCATCTCTTATTTCTCCTCTTTACCGTAGCAGTTTATATACCGCAGCCTAATTCCCCAGCACCACCAGCCAAGAGCTATGACTCGAATGTATTGACCACCTCCAAGCGTCCGCTTGGCGTAGATTAATGCGGGTAGAATTGCTCGTTCTGGATCATATGTTAGATCGCGCAAGGGTTTGCGAGCATCAACCAGCTTAATGTCGATCATCTGCGTTCTCCTCTCCTGTGGGAGCCTCTCGTTTGACGAATGCCCAGACAGAATAATCCTCTGATATTCCCAGCTGCATTAATGGCTCGTATCCCTCCGACAAGAGCCTGTTCAGTTGTAGCTCCACCTCATCAAAGTATTTAGTATCAACATAGAAGTTTTCTACAGTTACTTTATTCATCGCTTCCTCCTGTGGGTTTGTTTTGGGATAGCTCGGTGATACGCCCAGGTTTTTGTCCGATACATACAAAGAAACTATTTGTCATTCGCTTCAACCCGTTGTAGTACTGAGCATGTGCAGGGTGGTCGAGTAAAAAATATTGCGTATGCACTCTTAAATTGATCTTATACAGCCTGTATTTCCCCACCTTAAACAGAAGTCGGTGAGATTCCACAATAGCTGTTTCATTTCCGTGTAGCTTCATCGTGATTCCTTCTCCTGTTTTGATTTAAGGGTAGATATATGAGCACGCGTGTTCTTGATGAACATGTCGTCTTCACTCATTCCGCAGTGGTCTATGGCAAAATTTATGCTCTCATATAGCTCATCGATCCGTGCTTTTAGTAGCTCTAGCTCGAATGATGCATTGAGGTAGCGAACATCATTTAAAAGCTGCTTCACTTCATAGTCGTCATTGTTGACCAATTCGTTAATTAATCGTTCGAGAAGAATCACATAAGCAGCTTTTGGCTTCTCTCGTAGTTCTGCTTGCTCTGGTTTACTCATTTCTTCTCCGATGTTGGTGCACCACTAAGTTGCTCTAAGCCTTTGGATGCTGGTTTATCGTTTATAGGGCGTAGGTAGCGGAAGAAGTTTTTGTTCATCACTCAACCTCCTCTAGCTCACTTAGACGTTCACGTACAGCTTTGTATTTAGGCATTGTCTTGCTCCTCATCAATCCGTTTGTGGGCTAGATCGAAATATTTCTCTGTTAGTTCAACCCCAATAAATTGTCTTTTAAGCCGTATTGCTGCTACTCCAGTTGCGCCCGTACCCATAAAAGGATCGACTATGACGCCGCCCTCAGGACAGACGACGGATATAAGCGTTTCCAGGAGTTCTACTGGCTTTTCGGTTGGGTGGCTGCCGCCTCGAATAGGCTTGCAGCCTATTACGTTGCCGACGTCACGGCGCTGCGGCGGTGCTGCCTTGCCATTGGTGACATTCACAATAAATTCGTGCTGATTCCTAAAAATGGCACCCATTCCAAAATAGGTTTTATCCCAAACGATTGTCGGCTGTTGCATCAAGTCAGCAGATTCAAACGCGGTGGCAAGGTTAGCGGCCATACGCCAATCGATGAATGATAATAGGTGTCCACCGGGTTTTAATATCCTTCGGGCCTCAAAGCCCAACTCACGCATTGTCCAAATGAACCCGGCAGTAGCCATTGAGTCGCCAGCAATCCATTCATCATCTCTCACACTCCTTATCATCGACTTTCGCAAACTGCGTGAGTTCTCGCGTCTACCACCACTACTGTATGGCGGGTCGGTTATTATGCAGTCAATCGAATTATTAGACAGCTTCTTTAGTTCAGCAAGCGCATCTCCATGGATAAGATGCGTGGCCTGCGTATTATTATGTTGATTTTTACTCATTTCATTCTCCTATACGTTATTTCCTCATCAATCAGATAGACTAATGGGCTTAGTACTATTGTTACGATCACCGAGAACAGTATGATAGATGGAAGGACAGCTTGTGTGAGGTCGAGGTAGAAGAGGGTGTTCATGCTATCGCTCATTCAAGTGGGGCATTAAGTAGTATTTATCAATGCCGATGAATCCGATAATAACCATGAATGCCCGTAATACTTCGTGATTGGCACATACATACGCTGAATGGACATTTCGGTTATCATCAAGAATTACTATCGTCTCTGCTCTCATACTAGCCCTCCATTGCTTCTTTTTCTGTTCTCCAGTATTCGACCCCAAGCTTATCGACTGTAGTATTCCAGTAAGAATATGACTGTTTATCATCAGCCAGCAGTTCTTCGGGAGATTTGGCCGATAAAGCCACCGTGGTTTCGCCTTTAAAGTTGATTCCAGTTGCAGTGACGTAGACGGGCACTATAATCCTATTGTTCGTATGATATGCTCGACCGCAATTAGCACAATAATCATCGCCAAATGATGGGTATTTTGGACTAGTGCCTTTGCGTTCTCGGCCACAGTTCGTGCAGTTGTCGAGATAGGCAAGCTCTGTATCTCGTTTGTAGAATTTGTCTCCGATTTTCATATTACTGTTCTATCCACTCCCCATTCACAACAGGGAGTTCTTTACGTTGATATTCGACTATTGGGTTGTTGGTTGATTCCAATACTGTACGTTTGAAGTCCCGGGCTTTCTTTTCGCTGGTGAAGTAGAGGGTGTAGGCATACTCAGCGTTCTCACTGGACGCTACGGTTACTTCGTGGCGATATTGTTTCTTTTGTTTTGGCCGCATGCTTGGCATTTTCGGCGGCCATTTGAAGATGTCGTCTTTTCGCCTAAACATCTAACCCTCCTTTAAATTTCTCGTTTTTTCTTTGTATGTTTCTTCGATCTCAACAAAATCGTGAAGCTTATAGACTACATCAGTTTTATGACGTAATCGCTGTATCTCTTCGGCATGCTCAAGCCCGTATTTCTTTACGAAGAAGAGAGCGTAGTTACCATAATCGCCCCCTAATCCACGTGGAGGTTTTAGGTTGCAATAATCACACTGACCGTTCGTAACTTCTTCGTTGAACAAAACAGCATTGCCTCGTCCACCAACTCCGTGACCAGCTTGAATGTGTTTAAACTCTTTCCATTCCCTATTGCCGCGCTCCCGACAGGTAACACATATGCAATACTCGGTCGTGCCTGTAGTGGCGATACTGTCTCGAATGCGAATGTAGTATTGGAAAGCAGCTACAGCCTTATCCTTTGCGATAGAACGAGGCGACCGCTTCTTGCGAGTTTCTAGTGGCAATATTGATGTCAGTGCTAGCTTCTTTTTTATCGGACTGCGCTTAATCGGTGTCCGTGGACGTTTTTTGCAATACGACATTGAGTGGCCAAGCTCACCGCAAAATTTACAGATTTTATTCGCTTGTGCCATCTTTTAACCTGTACGGGCAAAACGATTTGACATGCCCGATACTCCCGCATTTTTCACACTTCACCTTGGCCTGCTCCTTGTTGGTTTAATGGGTAAGGTATATTCGATGCCTTTTAATTTGCAAACTTTCTTTATAAACGCTTCGCGGTCGCCCTCTTTGCCACGCTTAATCCACTCAAGTGTTAGCCGCACTCTTTGATAGCCGGTGAGCCTCGATTGACCTGGCATACTCACAACAAGCTTTCTTGCTTGGGTATGCTATTCTTTTGAGACATAACCCACGCATAGTGTTTGTCATGAGCTTCTTTTTTCAATTCACGATTGATTAGAAGGGCAGAAAGTGTGGCAATTTTACCCTCCTTGCGTGAGTTTTCAATCAAAGTACTTATTTTCACTACCATGTCGCATGAACAGATGAGCATTTTTGGATTTGTTGTCGAATGCCAGTCATGTTCATGGTCGATATCTTGATTCATGATTCGCAGTCCATTTCTGGGACTTCTACTATGTCGCTTATATCAGCTTCCATATCCGCTCCCTATACCCCTTATTCTTAAATCGCAAGCACTAACAGGAAAAAATACCCGATTACCATTAGTGCTGATATTTGTAGTGTTTGTTTTATAACTTTCATTTCTATATCTCCGTTTAAAATGGAATTTCCGACAAATCAATTGGGTTGTCGTCGATGTCGTCTATCACGACATCGTTATTTTTCTTTTTATTTTCATTTTCGTAACGTTCACTCGCAGGCGCGGCGCTTGAGCCATCGCCCTTGCTACCTAGCAGCTGGAATTGATCAACGATCACCTCGGTTGCTTTTCGTTTCACGTCGTCTTTTTCCCACATTCTGGTTTGTAGACGGCCGGTAATAGCAATCTGCTTTCCTTTGGTAGCATATTCGGCCAGTATTTCTGCGGCTTTAGCCCAGGCTACACAGTCAATAAAGTTTGTGTCCGAATCCTTCCCGAATCCATCAACGGCAAGCGCAAACGATGCCACGCTTTTGCCGCTGTTGGTTGTCTTCACTTCGAGGTCGCGTACGACTCTACCCACTAGAGTTATGTTATTGATTGACGCCATTATTGTCCTTTCCGTCATTTTCAGATGTACCGAGTTCAGTGTCGACTATCGAAACTCGCGGTTTATTATCTGCGTAATTGCCATCGTCGTCCGATTGGTCGATTTCAATAGCTTTCTGCATCTCGATCGACAATGGAGCAAACTTATTTAGCAACAGCTTAATTACAGTCTTCTGAGCCATCGCATCGAAGTTGTCGACCCAAACACCAAACTTACGCTTGTAGGTTTGGCTGTACTTGCCAGCATGCGATTCCAATTCTTTGATTGTCATGTACAGATTCTTTTTAAAGCCATTTAGTAGCTCGAAATATGCCATGTATCCGACGACCTTGCCTTGTTTTTCGAGCTTAAAGTCGAAGACGATCTCTCCGGTCATTGAATCAATACCGCCAATCTCGTTCTCATGTACAGCCCGCACGCCGATAGTTTTAAACTGACCGCTACGCTGAGCTAGTTGCACAAATCCTTTCCAGCCAATTTGCAATTGAGGTTCGCCTTTATAGGGGACGACATACGCATGGCCTAGATTACTATTCACTGGCAGTTTTAGTGCCGCTGCCATTAGGCAGGTGTTGTATAGCTTTACGGGGTCTAAGGCGCTTATTTTCGGGTCACTATTAGCAAGCGTAAGAACACTCGATAGAAACTGGGGCGCGCCATCGCCAAGTATGCTGTCTGCTTTTTCTCGAAATCCCGAATCATGTACGAGATCTTTTACATGTGTGATTAGTCTTTTTTCACTCATTACAAACTCCAATCTCCTAGCTCGCGCATTTCTTCAATTAAGAAGTTTGGTGATCTATCTCCAAACTTCACGATTTCATCAATACATGTTCGTAACTTTCGTTCGCCGGCCTCAATAAATTCGAGGCTTGCATGGAAATATTGCACACGATATGGTACGACTGTCTCTGCAACGCAGAAGTAATAATTTACTAACTGTGGATTTATTTTCAGATGCGACGCACCGATCAACGTATATACAGCAGCCTGTAAATCGTAATGATTCCAGCTAGCTGATTTAAAGAACTTGTCGAACTGTGCGGTTGTTTTAATATCTGTAATAATCGCCGACTCAGCATCTAATCGAATTGCGTCTGCCTTTCCGCGAAGATCAATACCTTCGGCAGTCTTCGCAAACATCTCTTGTTCGTGTTTTATGCTATTTCCTAGCAAGTAGTTTTTTGAATGTGGGTGATTTTCGATGTTTGCAACAATCCGTTCGACAGCCTTGAATTGATCTTGTGTTATGATATTTTTTCCAAGCTCCAGCTGTTCATCGCGCCACTCGCGTGCGGCTTTCGTACGAAAATCGGGAAACTCGCAAATTGCAAAAGTGTCTTCACCGCCTAGAACTAACATATGTGCTAGCTGGCCAAGATCGACAGCTGAACCAAATGTCTGCTCTATATCGCCGTGCTTAACGGCGACTGCATAATCAATACCTGAGTCGATAATTTTTTTCATTGATGAATACGACCACTCGGGTCGTTTGTGATAATCGTCCAT